GTCTGGTAGGTTTGCAAGTCAGCCAGATTGAGCGCCGCATATTGCGGACGAAGCTGCTTCTCGACATCCAGCATCTTCTGCTGAAGGACCGGATCGGCCATCATTTCAGCAGTCCTGCGATACTCGTCAGCCGCGCTAACAGGAGTGGGGGCAGGAGGAGGAGTGGGAGTCTTAACGGATGCCATAGTCTTTGGGGGTTAGTTTAGCACAGAGGAGATTCGTAGGATAGGCTCTAAAGCTGTCATTGCGGCCCTTATTACGCATCCAGCCCATGAATGGCAGGTGGTATGGCGCTTGAGCCACAAACCAGCTTAAAGCGTCCTTTCCGGCTGCGTAATGCACATACCAACAGTCGGGGCTGTCTGGATGCCAATCAGACTCCCCAACTTCCTTCCTTACGGGCTTTGCCAGAAGAAGCCTATCGGGCGTGCAGAACACATACCCGTGGCACAAGTAGAACCCCAAGTCCTCCTCAAAACTCCATCCCTTGGACTTGTAGTAACCCTTGGCTTCTTCTATTAGGTTCAAGCCGGAGTGAGCGTAACCTTCCAGTTGGTATTATCAATCTTTACCAGTAGATCTCCACCATCCCAACCAAAACTAATTACATTTGGAGTGCCAGAAGCCGTCACCATTGGAACGGTGCGTCCAGTCGCAGACCCATATGCAACAATTTGACCAACAAAAGTAGTATTGCCAGTGAGCGTAGTAGCTCCATCAACACTTAGATAGCCATTGCTTTCAACTCCGGTAGATGCTTGAAGGATGTTGGACGTGGAGATTTGTCCCCCAGTGGTTAGCGTTCCATTTACCGTAAGATTGTTAATTACCGTTGCATCACCACCGGTTGTCCACGTTGGAGCGCCGGTGGATAGCTTAGTTGGCGTAATACCACCGTTCTTAACGATGATTTTACCTCCGCTCAATTGAGTGGTAATATCATCAACAGCACCGGAAGTAAAAGCGGCATTATCAACAAGATTATTGAGCTTGGTTGAAGTCACCGAGCTTCCATTGACGAAAGTTTCTCCCTTGGTTAGAATTGGCATAAATTATTGGGTTAATTAAGATACAACTGCAAGTTTTCTGATGGTTCCAGCGGAGTCTTTAACTTCAATATATCCAGTGACAGTTTGAGATCCAATGGCCGAATGAGTTCCGAACATGGCATAAGCATTGGGAGCAATCAAAACATCGCGCCATCCAGTTCCTCCCGTTAATGCTGCAAGTTCCGCTCTATTGTTGGCACCATCATATCTCAAACCAGTGTAAGTGAAACCAGAAGAAGCTGCGCCAGCATTAAGAAATCCAACTCGGGAACCTCCCTGACCAGTGCTGTAAATTTCTCCAGATGCCTTGATGACTCCGGTTCGTACCGTTACATTATCCGGCGCGTCACCGGCTCCGTTATTTCCTACGGATAGATTGCTGTCCACCCATAGGTTGCCAGCGTCCTTGGTGAATATGGAACCATTGCTATAATTCCTAGCAACATTAACCAGCCCATATGTGTCAATAATCATTCGCTCAACGCCAACCTTGCCACTAATGTCTGTGCTTAGGTTGGTGTGCATCCTAATTTCAGATGCTGCTCCAGTTCCCGCTTGCAGTAGTAAATAACCCCCTGCACCAGTACCGCCAAAGTTGTTTCCAACCAAGTCAATTTGCGCTCCACGATCTGCACCGTTATCTGAGGCTCCTGTAATGGTAAGTACATCATTATCGACAGATCTCCTCATGCCAATAGCTGAGTTAATAACCAATGCATTCGTAAACACTGCGCTGGTGATAGTGGGAGTTGTAAGATTGGACCCAGAAATGGTTCCATTTCTAACCGTCACCGTATTAAACTCTGCGTCTCCGGTTCCACGAATGCGCCAACCGGAAGATCCTGCCGTAAACCCAGATGACTGAATGGTGCCAGAACCGGGAGTGATTCCATCAGAAATGGTCAAAGATTGACTGGTAATTGATCCAGCCCTAATCTTGTCAGCGGAAACTTCTTGAATCAATGCGTTCTTAATGTAAGTGGTTCCGCTTAGTACTTGAAACGGAGCAACCTGACCAACTCCAGTTGAGTCAATAACAGCAAACTTATCTGCTTGAATTACGAACTCAGTTCCTTTGGCAACATAAGCACCCGAGGCATTGTAAATCTCAACGCCAGAACCAGTGGGAACCAAATATGTAAATGTAGTTGAATTGGTTACGGTGATTAGATAGCTTCCATTTGGATTTACAGTAGCAAATCCAATGGACGTCATGCTCACCAAATCATTATTCGCATATCCGTGAGCAGTGGTCGTAACAATCGTCACTACGTTTGCAGATCGGGTAGCTGAACTGATGAACTTCCCTGCATCCGCATTGGTAGCCCTAAATCCCATGATGCGCTGACTGGGACCAGCACCAGTGGGCGTAACCATCAGCACATACTCATCTGCAATGCTGTCTACCCGCTTGTCGGGATAGGGCACCCATGCAGACGTGTCATAGCGATAGAGAATGTTATTCTCAGACGTGTTAATCCAAATGTCTCCATCATTGGGACCGACCGGAGCCGTAGCAGAGCGAGTAATCTTCTTGGCGAGATTGGTCGTAATAGTGTCCGTTACCGGCCAAGTTGCCACAGTTGCAGCTATTGGCCCAACAACCGCCGAAAACCGTCCATTACGCGCCTCAACTTTAATCCAATAATAACGAATAGATCCAGCCGCAAGGTTGTTGCGGAAGAACGTGCGCTGATCCTGTCCCACATAAAACGAGGGAGAACCCGGCAACAAATTCGTCATACTCTCGTAAATCCACGTTTTAAGCGGAGGAGTATTCTGGGTCCAAAGCCAATTTAGGATGATTGACTCAACTCCAGACGTAAAACTTAAGGACGACGGATTGTTTGGCGTAATGCCATCATCCGGCGCATAACCATCAGAATTAAGCGCACCATCCCATACAGCATCATCAATGAGCTTGTTAAGACGAATGGCCGTCGCTTTACGACTAGCCCAGTCCTCGTTCTTGTCAGTGAACGTATATCCCTTTTTGATGATGGCCATTTTATTCCGTAGATGATGTAGAACCGTTCTGAACAGCGCCAGTTATCTTAACGGCCCTAATCTTAGGACGACCTTGGGTGGGTGCAACTGTAAACTGAGCACCATAGCCACGATTGTTGCCAATGCGGGAACGAAGCGATACATCTTCTCCCGCTGCAACATAATTACCAAACACAGACAAAACACTGCCCAAACTCACACTGGAATCTGGATTCTCAATTTCCACAGAAATATTTGCATCCGACTGCCAATTGCTCGCGCTTTCAAGATGAAGCTCATACGAGTTGAACCGCTTACGATCAACGGTCGAATAGGTGTATTGCCGGGTAGTTAGGATGGAATTGATGTCCAATTGGCTAATCACCGGAGTTGCCGACATAACCAAGCAGATTTTGTCGTAATAATCTCCCTCGGTTACGCCGGATTCGTCAATGATGTGAATGCCCCCCTCTTTGCTTACGGTGTGCAGGCGATTAACCGTTCCTGCTCCAGAACGTACAAAGCCAATGATGTTCCATTGATTGCTGTTAATCAAATCAAGCGACTCCCAGCCATTGTTGAGCAAGTTAAAGACGACGATGGCATTATTGACAGCCGAATCATCCAAGGGAACAGCTAGATAGTAACGATTGTCGTGATAGACGCCAACAGCATTGGCCGCATAAGCCTTGTTAATGCGAGCCATAATGGGATTGATTGGCTCGGACAACGGAACAGATGCGCCGCGAAGATTGTATCGGTCCTCGAAATTAATGCTGTAAATACCGTTGTCGGACAAGAACAGGATTTGATTGCCAATCTGAACAATGGATTTACGAGCAACAGCACCCACCTCACGGGTAATTTCCTGCACACTTGAATTGTCCAAATCAGCACCAACGCCACGCACAATATGGATGGAATTGCGGGCAAACACAACCAGCGTGTCCTCAGCAAAGGGCTGCAATCCAACGATGTAGTCGGACGACCCAGAAGCCACCTTAAACTGATTCTGAATCTGATCGTAGGTGTTCTGATCCAGAATATCGGAGGCAATTAGCTCATCACTTACTTCTCGGGATGTGATGGTGGGGGATCCAGACGTTCCTGACATCGAGTAGTTGAATGGCATCCACAACCTGCGTTGGTGGTAGATAGCCCAAGGCGGCGCTGGCATATGCGTAAAGCCAAGCCCGATTGATTGTCGTTTGCCAACAGTGATTCGCGCTCCCGTAATGTCGCTTGCATCTGCTTTGAACAAAAACGTGTTCGCTGTTTTTGCATAAACAAGATATTGGGTTAGCGGATTGAGATCGGTGGAACCAGTATCACTAACCATCACGAAGTCACCTACTAGCACGTCATGGCCCGTTTCCGTCACCGTAACAACGCCATTAACAATGGCCGTATTACCAGCAGTGTCATAGACCAACGGCTGCGTGTAATTGCCGTTGCTAACAAGGGTGAAGACCGGGCTTCCGGTTAGGGCACTTCCATCCCACTGAAGCGCCACTTTGCCGTCACGGAATATAAACAGATAGTTAAATGCTTGAATAACTTCGCAAGTGGAGTCAACCGTTTGACCGGCGGGATAGGTGATGCTGTAAGAGATGCTGGTGTCGCTTGTTTTTACCAGAATAGCCCTAGTGGCAGTAGCCAGCACGATGTATTCGGCATTGGAGGCAGACTGGTCGGAATAGAGCGTAGTTCCGTAAATGGCAACTGCTGCCAAATCGTTAATAGTTGGCGGAGTGGCGTCGGTTAGCGTAAACGGAATCACCAATGCTCCTGCACCACCAACAATGTTAGCAAAGACATTCCGATAGCCCTTGCGCGTCTGCCATGCCCCGTCCACGTCCATACGCCCATTTTGGCTTACGGCAACCTCACCCGGCTTAAGCTGGTCAGGACGAAGACGTTGATTGAGCACGGCAAAAGCCGTATCTCCATCGTCAATTAGCTGGCTATCAAGCCGACCGAATGAGGCATACCGTGGCATCCGGCCATTCTACACTATCAACGTACGGGCTTACGTACGGAATGGACGCCCTTAATCGTGCCCTTGTTCTCGGCTGCGTAGAAGACTTGTTTGGCTTTCTTAGGGCCATACTCCGCCTTCATGGCGGCAAAAATCTTCTTACCCTTTTTAGTGAGAGGCATTATTTGCAGGATTTGCGGTCGCAGCAGCCATTCTCTTTGGACTTGGCACCTTTGCCATATTCCATCTCGCGCTCACGCTTGCCTTCGCCGCGCTCGTGCTTCATCATTTGCTTCTTAGACTTGTACTTCTCGCTAGATTTGCTCATGGCTTAATTTTAGCATCCCCAAGCTTTACGCGACCAATAATTGGCCGACAGCTTATTGGCGGTCCCCTTGATGCCGCCAGATCGGGCGCAATAGGAAGCCTTGTGGGCCGGTGAAGACTTCTTGATGGTCATGTTGGCATCACCAAAACGAACCACCTTGGACTTGCCGTTCTGGCAAGCACGCACAACCGACTTCTTGCCGCCTTGGACATCACGACGCGGGCTATTGCATGGAAGATCGCGGGGATTCATTTTCTCACTTTATGATAGCGCGCCCAGATTGAATAGATGCCTGCAAAAATAGCCAAAAGAGATGCAATGATTTTAAGCGCCCAGTCCAGTTGTTCCTGCCAAGCCGCAATGGAGGATGATGCGCTAATTACGGCCAGTACGTCGCTTCCAATGTGCCGTGGATAGTTCATTTGCCAGCCCCCAGAGCCATCTTATGCTCGGTGCGGACGCCGAACCAATACCCTACGGAGATGGCAAACATTCCAAATGTGGACGTGATGATGAAGTTCATTAGCTCTGGTTGTTCATTACGATAGCACACAGCGAGTGTCGTAGAGCTAACCCAGAGGGCAACGGTGAGACCGGGGCGGAAGAGGGCAATGATGTCGGAGACAACGCCAGAACTAGGCCGGGCAGCAGCCTGAGCATCAATGGCTTTGCCAAACAGCGTGGCACTCGTTTCTTCCGTAGTCTGGCGCAGGTTGATTTCAGCCTTCTGCAAATCAATCTCTGACACCACCTTTAGCTCCTCCATACGCATGGAGTGCTTGTCCTTTGCCTCCTTCATGGAGAGCCACTTTTGAAAGATGGCTCCCCCGAGTCCTAGAACACCACCTAATGGACCGGCTAAAAGAGTAGAGAAGTCCATAAGTGATGGTTTGTTATGCCTTGCGCACCTATTTGAGCGTTAATGACTATTTAATTGGCATCCGGTAATGCCCCTTAAACGGCCATTCCGTTCGCTTTAAGGCGATTTGCCGTCAAACTCGACTACTTTGTCGTCCTTTGGCTTAATAAGGTCGTAAACCTGTTCAGCGCACTTCTTCAGCATCTCGTGATCGTCAGCATTGAGCGGAGCACGACGAGCAGCCGCATAGAGGTTGTTTAGGGCTTGGACAGCATTAGGAGTATTCATCGCCAGAAGGATGAAGCCGTAGGACAATTCGTCAACACCAAAGAATGGGCCGGAATAGCCAGCCCATTCAGTTGGATGTTAGGCCACAGGGGCAATCTGAAGACCCAGATTGGACGTAATGGCAGCAAGCTGGTAGTCCGTGTCGTCCACAGACTCGCCCCAGCCATTCCACTGCGCTTCAGTCATAGCCACGTTGCCGACCTTGAGCACCGTAGTCGTGCGGGTCTCAGGCTGCGCGGCGACAATCACCGAACCGTCATCTGGGTCGAGTTGCTCGGCCACCGGAGGCGTGATGACGACCTGCTGCAACTCGTAGTAATACGAGGGAGGCGGGCCAAAGCCGATGGAGCGAATGTCGAGGACGTTGGCCGTTGCGGGCCAGACTTGGACTGGATTAATGTAGGTTTGCATATTGGGTGAAGATTATGAGAGCGGGCCGACAGTGACGCCATTGATGCGGACGTATAGACCGGCGGTGGTAGTCCACATATCGCCGTTTACGGGAGACGTGGGGGCTGCGCCGTGCGGCAGGCGGACGGAGGAGATTGCGGTGGTGGCGGCGGGAGCGATGACGGTGCCCGCGAAGGTGGCGTTGCCGGTAG